GTTAGGGGAACGATAGTCTGTTCGCCTGTTGAGCAATCTACAACAATTTTATTTAGTGTTTCAGTCATTTTCTTCCTATGCGGTCGGGGATATTACTATTGAATCAACTAAGAAATTACCATCTGCCTGAGCATTAGAGAAGTCAATTCTAAATTGTGTAATAGTGTTGTTTTGCCAGTCTGTGCCACCTGCACTAAGGTTGTGCATATCTAGGGTTACTGTTTTGTAACTGCCATCCCAAGTTGGTTCAGCAAATGTTTTATTGTATGAACCACTAAAGGGGTGTCCAGCGGTGGAGTAGAAAACTGTTCCATCCCAACTTGCCGACTGTCCAGAATTAACTCTCTTAAAGGTGATTTTTAGGTATCTACCGCTATTACCAAGAAGGCTAATAGTAGGGCTTGTTATGTTCGGATCGTTGCCAGTGACATTTTGAGTAAGTATGCCACCTGATACAGAGAGAGTAGCGGCAGCAGCTGTAAAGCCTTCTACCGAAGAACTAAAGTCATAACCGAGAATGCCTGAGTCAGCTCCACCAGAGCCTTTTAGGATGCCATACAAGGAAACACTTGTATTTGCAACAAAAGTATTTGATGCGTTCAAAGTCAATGAAGAAATGGCAGCAGTAACCGAAGATGTTCCTGCTACTAAATCGCTATAACCAGCTGTTGCGTTATTTTCTGTAACTGAGTCCGAACTAAATACTTTAGCAACTGAAGATGTGTAATTTGGAATATAAATTTGCACATTTGAAAAAGTATTTGCTGTTTCTGAAGAACCCGGGCTTAGTCCAGCGAACCCTCCAAATGTGAAGGAACTTCTACCAGACCCAGAACCTTCTAGTATTCTATTTGTTCCTGTTGCTGTGCCATTGAAGCTCAGAGTAAAAATTAAAAAAGTTGATGATGTCTCTCTTGCACTAAATAACAACATAAGGTCGGTATGCGTTTGAGGAATAGATGAGAGGGTTATAGTTGCAGCACTCGACCCTAAAGTTGTAGTGCTAATCAAAGTCATACTCACGCTGATACTCCGTAAAGTGCAAAGGTGCTGCCAGCAATAAAATTACCACCAAAAAATTGAACGGATGTAACGGCGGCAGTATTAGCCCATCTTGAGGCAGTCATATTAGTTCCCGGTTGGTTGAAAGTTGGCTCAGTAGTGTTATCAAATCTATTGAGAACTGTTTTGTGTTTATCTGTTACTGAGTAGTCCAAAAAATTTATGAGAACACTTGTTGTAAGTCCTGTGCCTGTATATGCCTGTCTTTGCAGCCTGAGTGCCGTTCCATTTGAATAAACACTAGAGGAAACATTTGATGCATAAACTTCTGCGGTGACTCCGTTGTAATTTGAGCCAGTATCACCATTGATTCTTAAATTTACATCTTGACCGCCGGGGCTAGTTCCAAGTTGTAAGACAAAAACCAAATCGCGATATCCTGAGCTTATTGAAGAAAAGGTGACTGTGGATGCACTAGACCCAAGAGTCACATTTGCTAATGCTGTGTAGGCTGATACTCCTGCTGGCATGATTACCCCTTAATTCCGTAGAGTGAAAAGCGCCCATATGGTTGCGCTGAAGCTAAATAGTTAGCTAAGTCTATGGAAGTGACAGCAGCAGTATTAGCGTACAACGCTGATGAGCTCAAAAATATATTCTTAGTATTTGTCGCAGACATTCCATTAAATGCCCTAATGGTTTTGTGCTTAGAAGTATTTGTGTAATCAAGAATGTCAATAATAAATGCTCCTGGTTGTTCACCTGAACCTGGAAGGCGCATACCATATTCAAAAGCATATGACGCAGAATAATAAGAAGAAGTGACTGATGAACCATTGCCATTTAAAAAATGTGTTGAATAAGTTCCCGATGAGCCATTAATTCTCATGTTGAAAACTGAACCAAAAGCGTTGCCAGTATCAACTTGCCCAGTGCCTCTAATTTGTAAATGTTTGTAAGTTTGCGGAATACTTGTAAAGCTTTGAGTGCCAGCAGTTGTAGTTACGATTGTGGCTATCTGCTCATAAGCTCCAGCAGCGGCACCACCAGCACCAGCAGCAGCCCAAAATCCTAATCCAAAGGACATTAGACAGTAATCTTTCCAATAACCCTGTAAGCGTTAGCAGCAACCTTAAAAACTTGCGCTCCATTGTATTGCTGGTCAATCTTGAAAGTTACGGCAGTTCCGGCTGTTCCTGCACCTGCCCAAGAAGTAGCTCCAGATCCGGCGGCAAGTGACACAGTTCCAGCACCATCGCGGATTACCTCAAAAGACTGACCGATTTCAAAAACATCTGGAACAGTAATCGTCTGAGCTGCTGTCGAACTGGCAACAATCAAGCCGTTAGCGTTGGCGAGGGTTGCGGTGTAGGCGGCAACAGTAGCGTTAGTAATTGCTCGCTCATTTACTCCAACAAAGTTAGCGCCATCGTAAACCTCTAGGACATTGAAATCTGAGCGGTAGGTAACCATTCCCTCTGAGAGCGCTGTGCCGATTGCGGATGAACGCGCAGCAGTTCCAGCGAAGACCATAACCGCTTGATCCATTAGGTAGCCATTGACATTGGCTGCTGTTAGAACCTCGGTTGCGATGAAGGTTCTACGACCTAAACCTGGCATTAGTTATCTCCTAAAATCATTAGCTGAGTGAGCCTTCGTCTAGTTTACCAAAGAATGTGTCATCAAGGATTAGATAGGTGAAGTTCAGGGTATTTAGACCAAGAGTAACGATGTGTTCCCCTGCGATGTCTACTGAGTGGTTGGCTCGGATTACTTGAGCGTATTTGTTTATGGCTGGTGGCAAGTTGCTAGGGGTAAAGACTACCTGCACGATGTCACCAAGTTCTAGGGCTAGGACTTTATTCTGGTCTGCCAGGCTAAGGCTGTTTAGTCTTACCTCTAGTTCGCTAAAGCGGTAAACAGGGTCAGAGTATTTCTTTAGCAAAGTTGCATTGAAATCTATAACCTGATCGTTAGTGCTAAGTAGCAAGTCTGTAAAGGTGTTATTGAAGATTCCATACTCTTCTTGCGAGGCAGTATCTATACTTAGAACCTCGGTGTTAGTAATGACAGAGGTAGATGCAACCTCATTTACTAGGTCTTCCGATCCATACATAATTTGCAAGTTTTGATAACCGATACCTGAGCCGTCATCGGCGAACTTAGGCACTCCTGTTGAAGTGGGCTGAAAACTTCTTGACTTGAAAACAGCCTTGCCGTCTTTACCGATAAAGAAAATACCAAGCTCAGAGCGTTCGACTTGTTGCAAGTAAGACAAAACATTCTGGCCATCTTCCACAACATTCGCGCCGAGAGTGGTTGTGCCTGTATCTATGCTTCTTTCGTCTGCTGGCCAGCCAACAAAAGGGTCATCAAGAATTGCATTTATGCGAGCGCCTGATAGTTGCGCTGTTGCCGTTCCTGCTCCTAATGTCTGGTTGTTTAGATATACGAAACCATCCGATGCAGAGAAGCCAGCGATAGCATCGCCGTCTGGAGTGTAAACCAAGTTCCAGTCATCAAGAACCCCTTGATACTGTCTTACTCCATTTACCGAGTAGCGAACCAATCGCTTAGGCAGGATGTTGCCAGCGAAAGGACTGGCTGCATACTCAGGGTCAAAGGCTCTAGTTCGGTTGTTTAGTTCAACAACAAAGTCACCTGAGGAAACAGTAGCGATGTCATCGGCCTTGCCTCGATTGAGTGTGATACCGGTCACATAATCGGTTATGTCGTAGTAAGCAAAGCCAGCAAGAGTAAAGTCTGTATTGTCTAAGCGACCTTTTACAGAATCATCAAGGGTAAAGAATGGCCCAATAGGTGAGGCTAGGTCAAAACCAATTTCGACTAACTCGGTTGGCATTATCCACTAGCCTTAGTGTATTTATTTTGCAAGGATGTAATGAGCTGACCTGCTGATTTCTCTGCGACAATCGCCCCAGCCTTTACAGTTATGTAGTTGTTTACAGTTGGGGTTTGCGATTCCCTAAAGGCTGCAACTGCTTGCGCCCAAGGGGTTGCAGAACCAAATTGCATAGCGCTTCCCGATACACCTGGCAAGGCAGTTTCATAAGCAAAGCCATTGGCATTAGTCATAGGTGCTGCACCTAGTTGGTTTAGGCGAGCCATCATTGAGGCAAAGGCAGCTTCGATGCTTGCAACCATACTGGCAATCTGAGCGGCTAGAATCGCCTCTTGTGACTTGAGGCCGTCAATAAAGGCATTAGATACACCCTCGCCTAGGTTGTAGAAGACATCGGTGGACTCGGCTGCAATGTCTGAGCCAGCCTTGTTTAGTTCATCGAATAGACCATTTAGTTCGCTAACAGTATCCGCACCACCAGCGATAATCGCCTCAGCGGTTGCTCCACCTGCCTCAGAGCCAGCATCTACAATCTGCTTGAATAGAGTTCCGTTTAGTCCTAGTTTTCTTAGGGTGACTAGGTTCTTAGCAAAGTTCTTGGTGCGATCTACTAGCTTCTTGAAACTATCGGCTAGGTTGCCAGTAACTACTTCGTCATAGGTAGAACTGATAGTTGTAGCAATTCCATTTACTAGAGTCTTGACTGACTTAGTGACCTGGCGAGTTTCGTTAGTTAGCAGCCCTGTGATGTTTACTGCATTTACAACACCGCGAGAGATGTCCTGAGCGATTGCAATTCTGCTTAGTAGAACATCGCGCTGGCGAGCAAGTGCTGTAAGTGCTGCTCTTTCAACAGCAACATAATCATTTAGGTATTTAGCTGCTGCCTGTGTGATGGCTCTGTCATTTAGGCCTTTTTTGATTTGCTCATTTAGAGCATCAAAGGCAGAACTAGCTTGTTGTTCAAACTGACCTAGCTCTTTAGATGATTCGCCTAGCCCTCTAAAGGCCTTCGATAAATCTGTAATGTTTTCAGTAAAGTCTGCAACAAGTTTGTCCTGAGCATCTATTAGTTTTTGTGCTTCATCAGCAGACTTCTTTAGAGTATCGGTTGCGGTTTTTAGAGACTTTGTATTTTTGGTCAAATCAACAAAAGGGTCTACCTTTACCTTTGTCTTATCACTTGCACCGATGATTGCGCCAGCAGCTCCAAGGCCATAGTTAGAAGCAATAATCTCAGGCATTGCATTTTTAGCAGCCTTCTCAGCAGCCTTCTGGCGATCTAGAATTCCGCCACCAAAGCGAGTCTGAGCGCCGTTTAGTTTTTCAAACTCAACCTTTGCTTTATAGGCCTCGCCACCTACCGCAACTAGAGCGGTAAGCAAGATTCCTAAGCCTGATGCTGCTGCAACATAAGGGTTTGAATTGACTACCCCATTGAAGATAGCCATTGCGGTTGTAGCCACTCCAATAGCAACTGCAAGTGGGCCAAGTATTGCGATGTTATCGGACACGAATTTAGCAAAGCTAGCAAGGCCGGCAACTGCATCAACTAGCAAATCAACAAACTTTTGAACCTCAGCCGAACCTTCTGGAGATGCAAACCAGTTGGCAAAATCTTGCAAAGTTGGCAAAAGAGCAAAACCAATCTGCTCTTGTATCTCACCAAAGAGTGTTGTTAGTCTTTGGAACGGATCTAAGTTGGCTGCGGCTTCTGCGTTCCCTGCAAAGGCAGCGGTGAGCGCCTTGATTGGGTCTTCACCGGCTTTGACAACAATACCTAATCTTCTAAGTGCTGTTGTCTGTCCATTAGCAGCTCGACCAACTGCAATAGCAACTGAGCCTAAATCTCTACCAGTTCCAGCAGCGATATCGGTAGATAGCGCAAGAAGGCTTTGAGCTTTGTCTACATCTCCGGTTGCGCGAACAAGCGCAGACATAGCAGGTCTTAGGTCATCATCTGCAATCGCGGTAGTGCGTTGCAAGCTATTGATAAAGGCTTCGTTACTTGCAATAACGCTGTCTGTTGCGTTTACTGTGTTTTGTAATTGCTGGGCAAGTAGGCCTTGAGATTTTGCATCCATAGCCGCAGCTTTGGTTGCCTCTTTTAGTCCATTAGTAATTGCTGCAAGACCAACAGTCAAACCGACAGCGCCTAGAGTTGAGCGCAAAGTCTTGCCTAGTTTGTCAAATTCCTTGGTTGCCTTTTTGATTCCAGTTGCATCGAACTGGGTTGCGATTATCGCCTTGATTGCTGCCATTATTTATTCAATTCTTTTGTAAAACGATTAGCAACTGTCTTTAGGCTTTCTGCTACTTCAACTCTTATCTGAGGTAATTTGCTTTCTAATCCTTTATAGACGAAGCGTGATGGCCCACCAAATCTGGCATTTAGGGTTGTAATCATTGCTTTACCAGATCGAGTCTTACCGCCTGATCGTCTACCAGCCATATCAGAAATATTGAATCCTGCTTGCTTATTTCTACCATTAGCAGTAATCGCAACCAGGTTAGAAGTAGTGCTACCGAAACCTCTAGACCTTTGTCTTGGAGTAATAGCTGTTGTCACATTTACCCCAGACCATCCTTTTACACCAGCGTTATTCATTCCCGACATCGGTGCAACTTTTGGAGTCAGTTGTTTTATAGCCATTACACCAGATTCAGTTATTTCTCTGATGTCTTTGCGAAATTGAGCATAGGCTTCAGGCTCTAGTTTTTGAAGTTTTAGGATAGTTTGCCTAACTCCATAGAATTTCACAACATCATCTTTAGCCATAATCTCAATTCTACCTTAGAAGCGAAAAGCCCCCGATGCGTAGTCGGGGGTTTTCTATCTGCTCATCTGCTTGGCTCGATAGACAAGATACCTGCCCATTGTCCAAAGCATCCGATCTGACTCTTGCATAAGAGCCGAGGGTGCTATTCCAGTTTCAACAGCGAGGCTTGCGATATACCAGTGACTTGATGAATCGCCAAGCCCTATTATTTTGGGTCTATTTCACTCGCTCCAACAGACTCAACTTTTTCAGTCCAAGCATCGAAATCTAAAGCTGTTGCCTTAGTGCGAGTTTCGGAAGCCCACGCCAAGAAAAGTAGGTGAGTGATTCTCACTTCTTCCTGGATGCGTGTTACTGAGATGTTGAACTTGTCCTCAAACTTTACAAGGTCTGAAGCAGAGCAGGTGATTTCCTTAGTGTTGCCATCAAGGAAAAGGATGCGTAGGTTTATTTTCATTATTTATCCTTAGTATTAAATTTTTAGAATTAAGCGGTAGCTCTAGTGATTGGGCCCACCGACTCAAATGTGGTATCGAAGGTGGCCAAATCGCCGACAGCGCCATTTATAGGGGCATATCCATTTATCAAAAATACTCCCGAGTATGAGGGATTCGATGAAGATACAGTTGCAGAACTTGAGCGGATAGTTACAGTTGCTTCAGTTCCGATTAGTGGGTATAGAAGCGAGTCAATCGCGCCTACTCCATAGTCTTGCATAAAGTTTAGAGTTACAGTTGCGGATTTTAATCCGGCAGCTACTTCTCTCCACCCTGAAGATCCAAGGGATGTCTTATCGGTAGTCTCAGTCACTATCTCTAATGAAGCTCCTGATAGAGCTGATGAAATGTCCGCTGTGCCTAGAGACACAAAGCGGCTTAGTACAACTTGCTTTGGCATTTTTTTCCTTTTTGTTAGTCTGCTTGCACAGCGATATCGAATTCAGCAGCGAGATAGGTATTCTCGCCGATGGTGACTGAGCCGTAGTTTCTCATTCCTGTAACTATTGT